GATATCATCATTCATTTGCTAGCACCTCCGCTACCTTTGGAGTGGCTGACATATCTCCTTCAATCCCGGTCAAATCACGAATGGTTTCGGCGTTGATATAGCCAGGTAAGGCTTGATTAAGTTTGATAGCACCATCGCCAATTAAGGTCAACATATTGGCATCCGCCTCAAAGAGTGGTTCCCACTTGATTTTTGTATTGAGAAACTGCTCTCTAGTGTACTGGTATCTATCCCGTAAACAAACGGCCACATAGGCTACATTTAACAGACCAGATGCGATTGAGCGTTGGGCTTTTCGACCTGCAGCTCTCAAATTCTCATGCGCTGCCTTTATAGCTTCGACCGATGATGGGTTATCTGATGGAAAACCAAGGTCATCCATGGTTAGACCGCTTCCACCGGCAAATAATGATGCATACATTCGCAACTGATCAATAAATGGTGCCATGCTAGCAGTGTTAAACTGACCGACATTAGGACTATCTCCGTCGTCGTCCTTTGTAATTTCAAGGAGACTCGACACTGTCGTTTTCCACTTCTCCATCGGGTCAGCATCTTGACTAGTTCCCAAAACATATTTTTGAGGGAACGAGTAAAACTCTGCTGTCACTTCTGCACGCTCTAGGGTTCGCTTAGCTGCCAACTGATTGTACATGCCTGCCCTAGTAATTCGACTGCGACCAAAGGGACGGACCGCATCTGGTCTGTGAATAATTGGCACTAGTAAAGGTTGACCGGTCGGATTGGAGATACTGTATGGATTTGCACCTTTAGGGTAATACCATGTCACATCTTTGGTAAAATATGCCTCTAATACCGGGTTGTCGTTTTCGTCCACTTCTAGGATTGCGTATCCCTCAGTTAGCAAAAATGTTGTGGTGTCAATGACACCAGTTGCCTTGCTGGCTTCAATGACCTGCATTTTAGGCAAGCCACCAGGATTTGGGACCAAGTACACAAAACAACAAGATGCAATCAAGGCTGATTGAATAGCCGTGTCAAAAAAGATATCTGGGTTGTTAGCTTCAAAGATTTCGGTTGCTTCAAAATCATCATTTGCGAACTCACGGAAAATGATTCTGTCAGCCAAGGCATCCACACTGTGAGCCGTCCATCCCATAACCGAGTTATACATGCTTTTGACGTTGTCAGGGATGATAAGACTTTTGGTATCGTCTCTGTCTGCCATAGCATAGAACCTATAACGTTTCTTAACTCCTAATTGATATAGAGCTAACTTCTTCCGGAGATAACTCATTCCTTTGTAACTCATTTTGATTGCTCCTTAATTTTATTGATCACTTGCTCTTCAAAGTCTGGTTCGTGGACTTCTACACCTTCGACAATGGTCCGACTAGTAAAACCAAACTCAGCTTCATTGGCCAAAATCTTGGTTTTAAAATCTTGATAGTATTTCAGCAAATTTTTCTTTTTTTTACGTTTTTTGGCTGGTTGGTTGTTAGGATTATCTTTTTTAGATTTTTGCTTTTTGAGGTCAGCACGTTTTTGTTTCATCAATTTACGCTGTTTGTCTCTAGCCCCGTCCTTACGGCATTTATCACTGCAATATTTAACTCGTTTTGATTCTGCCGTGAAGCTTCGGCCACAAAAAGCACATGATTTTTTTATCATTTTTGATAACTCCTATACCACTTAATCCTAACGCGAAAAAAAATGTACAGTGACGGCGTGAAGTCCGGCCGAGCGGACCGGCAGGGTCCTATCCCCCTTTGGATTTCCCTGAGAACCGTGACCAATCTCTGCTTTGAGGAAGATTTCTATTTCCTAATGTTTTAGGCTCTGCTTTAGCCTTGTCCGCGAATAACTTATCAGATTTATTTCTGTTGCAAGACATATGAGCCAACTGCAGATTCTCCATAGCTGATGGATGACCACCTTTTGCTAACGGAACTACGTGATCAATCACTGCACACATTGGATTTGGATATTTTAATTTCTTATCAACTAACTGACCACATATTCCACAATGTGTTGCAGTCTTAAGTATTCTCTTCTTATTCTTTTCAAAAGCTACTCTATGCGTTCCGCTCTTGTCTGCTCTCATCGTTACCTCAAACAAAAGAGGCACCGTATAATTACAGCACCTCTCAATTTCTTGATGATATAATAATAGCACGATAGTTTGATCAGTGCGCTACAGATTAGTTCACTTTAGTTCACTTTTGTCAATCACAGCACCTAGTTCACGGATTGCATCTTTCTTCTTTTTGTAGAAAGTAGTCTTGCTGCATTGTAAAAACTCAATCATATCATATACGCTTGCTTTCTGAATATACACCATCCTTAGAATTGTTCGACTTGCAGGTTTTGGCATTTTATCAATCAACCTACTCAATTCAATTCTGCGTTTGATAGCTTCTTCAGTAGCATCCTTCGTATACTCTTTCAAGGAATCTTGCATGCTAAAAATATCAATGTAACGTTCATCTAATTGAATCTTCTGACCACCTTGAACCTTATTCACGTTCATTTTAGGACTAGAAAGTAAACTAGCTTCAAGATTAGCAAGCTCATCAATTCGATTCTGTATCTCTTCATCCAAATTTTGTAGTTCATCAAGTAACTCTTTAGCCTTGTTCACTCTCTGTCTCCTTTTTGTGGTATAATGTATGTGAGTTATTTACCACAGCCTGGGCAGAGAGTGCCTTGGCTTTTTTGTTACCATGAAATATGAATTTGCTTGTTAGTGATAAAATCTTCACCAGTAAACAAATTTTTACTATAGGTCGAATGATACTCTACTTTGAAACCATCTCCTAACAATTCCTTGATTTTCTCAAGGGTCCTTTCATCATCCAATCTTCGTCTCGTATAATCATCTTTAACTTTTAAGACACTAATCAGATGGCCACTATACCCTTGCATAGCTGATTTCTTAATGACTTTTTCCAAATCATATTTTTTAAAGTAACGTTCAAACCACTTGTCATAGCTTTCTGAACTTAATTGCTGTACTTCATCAAATAGTGTCATTTCAATCCCATCCTTTCATTATTCAGTTTTATAATCTTGAAATACCATAGTATTCATAGCCACAATATTCAGAGCAAAAACCGTATGTATTAAAATATTTGTCAAATACTCCGATTTTTTCTTTACAAACAGGGCAATGCGTTCTACGGTATCTTTCTTCTGTACTCAATCCATTCAGTATTTTCTTTTTACGTTGCCGCTTGTTCATTTTCCACCTCACAAAAATCAATATTCTCAATCTCTACTTTTACCAGTCTACCTCTAAATCTAACTACAGCAACTGGTCCAGCAAATTGATGACCAAAGATAAGATTTGTCCCAGAATGTTGAAACACTCCCAAAAAATCGGCTCTTTCCCAGTATTTACCTATTTTTGCCAAGCAAGGCTCTTGAGTTTTTGTCATCTCAACTACCCCTTCCTTGTAGGTAATCCGGAATATCATCACCAATATTAATCGTTTCAAACTGACCCTTTGTGACTAGGAATTTGCCGTAGGCACCGATTTCTACATAGTACCTGCCGTCAATAATATCCTTCCTTGTGACTTTTCCGACCATAGTCACGCCCGCATTATCGACTTTATGGATAATAACCATTTCACGTTCTTCCAGTCTTTTCACTTGTTCACGCAATACTTTTACTTCTGTCACTGCTGCAAATAAAGCGATGACAATACACAGAGTCACCAAAACCAATGGATCAATTTCTTTCATTTAACTTCCTCCATCTTCACACTGTACAACCGCTGACCTCGATACCTAGCTTCCAGCCCTGCTTTACATTTCAAAGCATCAGCTTCATTTTCAAAGTAATGCGTTTCATCAACTAACATGTGATCAAATATCACGCTTACTGTATATGCCATACTAATTATTCCTTTCCAAACTTTCAATCAGCCAGTCGAGATTTTGACGAGCCTTCTTCAGATCTTCCAATCCATTCTTACCATGCCAACGTAACATATACTTGATGGCATTGCCCCAGTAATAAGCACATTCGCCGGCTAGATTGCCGATAAAATTCTTGACCACATCCAAGGCTTCCATACCATACTTACCTTGGTAATGTTTTGGTTTGGTTACGTTGTTAAATTGTTCCATTTGCTTTTCCTCCTACGATATCCATCGCATCCTCAACGCTCCTAGCCACACCGGCTAAGGCGCCGAACTTTTGCATTCGATCGATAAATTTCTCTTGCTCTGGTCGTACACGACCCTTTTCGTTTTTTACTTCGATGAAAAATATTTGTCCGTCTTGTCTAAATCCAAATAAGTCACTAAAACCTTTTGGCAGACCTGTGTCAAAGTATCGTCCATCAGACGTACGGACTTTGCCAACGTTGGCACGGAAGACCAGACAACCAGCCTCCGTCAAACCAACTCGAATATCATTTTGTATTTTATGTTCTTTTTCCATATATTTCCTACTAAAGGTTACACATCTCGAAAAAAGATAGATAACCTCCAAAAAACCAGTCATATCAAGGGTTTAACCCTTGTTCCACCCCTAAAAGTTACCCGTTACCCCCTATTTTCTATTTATATATATTTTATATATTTATAATTTAATAAATAATAAGAGAAGATAGGTAACCGGTAACTTTTTTATCAAAAACTCAGTAATATCAAGGGTTTGACTAGGTTACCTATCTATAAAAGTTCGGTAACCTAATCAGTAACCAGTAACTTTTTATCAAGACAAACTGCAGTCGTGTTAGGGTCGTTATCGTTATCCCAATAAAAACCTGTATATCTGCGAGGAACATCCAGCGATGGTTTGAATCTCCTTGTCGGTTTTGCTCTTTTCTTCTCCCATTCTGCAGGGAGTAATTTTATGAGCTGACGTTCAAACTTTCCTTTAGCCACTTTTGTAATCCCTTCTTCTTTGCACCACTCCTGATACAACCACCACAAGAAACGGACCGGCAGGCGTTCGGATTGAAATGTTCCGAACCATTCGTCAATAAACGCTTTAACTGTATCGTTGCTAGATTTAAATTCTTCCAAGACATCCAGCGTTGCCTGTGGCTCGCTGAATCGTGTGAAGTTTAACTCAAGGGCTTTTTTCAACACATACTGTTTCACATCATCCCTATTGATGTACTCATCCTTAATCTGCCAATTATCTTCCTTGGCTGAAAATGTCTTCCGAAAGGGGATGATAAGAAAACGCCGATAGGTTCCGTTGGTTTTATTCTTAAACCTCGGCAATTCGTTGGTTGATTGAATGACGTTTTTTTTGAACACGGTCGAGTAAGGTTGCTTATTCTTCTCCTCGACTAATACTGGCTCACCAGTCACGACGCTGTTAAAATTCGACGATTCATCAATGTAAACACCAGCCTGCACATCGTCCCCGATGATAACAGTTTTACCTTCAATTATTGACAAGGCGAAACGTTCCGAAAACTGATTCAGTTTCAAGGTTGCTACATTACGGATACCGACAATATTTGTAATCAATTGTTGGACCGTACCCTTACCGTCATTTCCTTCACCGACAAACCAGATAGACTTCCTGTACGAGTAGTTCCCATTTAGGCTGGCTGAAATAACCTGCCATAAGAGATGAACCAAGTCTTCGTCACCGCTCATCAAATCCAGTAACCAACTATCTACATCCCAACCGTCAATGTTTGGTGATGCCGCAAACGGATCATACTCTGTCTCAATGGTTGAAAATGCCACGAACCGATGGGTAAAACCCGACATCTTCTTCAACTGTTTGTCAAAAATACCGTTTTTCACCAGAATGAAACGTTTCGGATCCTGGTAATCCCCGATAGAAAAATCGCATGAGAATCCATCATATAGATATTTCCGTTTGGTTGCTGCTAACATGAATAGTACGTTCTTGGACCGTGTCTCGGTAAAAGTAGGTTCTAACAATCTGATAACCTTGTAAGCAAAAGATGGGTCTTTATGATAATAACCAGCGTCAGGATCATAAACCGCCACCCTGTCGTTCGGTAGGTTGATGACATATAGGATTTGTTCCAAACCTTCCGCAACAGCTAACTCTGTCAAGCGTTTCGGTGGCTCTTTTATTTCTTCCATGGTTCCATACTGCGTTTCTTTCCACTTAGCCTTTTCCAGCCAGTCGTTTCTGTAATCACGACAGGCCAGACGAATCTCACGCCAGTCGGTCGGTTTTTCGTAGACAGCTGGATGTGGAACGACGTTTTCGTACTCTGCTTTAATCTTCGCTATATCCAATACCACTTCGCCTATCAAGCTCCTTTCTTAACATACTTTCAAATGTCCTATCTACCTCCTGCTGAGATAGAGGACTTGGCGTGTAATGATTAGCTATTTTTGCTAACATATAAGCTGCCTCCTCATCAACACCACGGATCAATAACCCGCCAATCAAACTAGCTAGATTATTGTTTCTTCCACCTTCATCACCCAAACCGAAAACAATTTGTTCAAATAGCTTAGCTGTTTTACTGCTGTATTCTGGGTTGTATTTAGTTATAAAATTGATTTTGCTTGGTTTCTTCTCTGCTTGTAAGATGTCCAACAGCTCCATCGGAGCCTCTGCCATCTCTTCGACAGACTGATCCCAGACATATTTTCCCTTGGGATTGTTGCTAGGTGCTACCAAGACATAATTGTTCGGGTGGGCTTTGATATCAATTCCTCGACGAACCTTAATATCTTGACTAATTTGAACACCTTTAGGTTTCTTGAGAAATATATGCCTGCCACCACTCGGCGTTGTCGCCTGTAGAGTGGCAGGGATATATTGTTTCAATTCCCATTCTTCAAAACTGGAATGGCCATCCACATCATCTCGAACATCAATATCAATAACAAAGAAATCCGTTGTTTTTACAGCTATGTTGGCATCTGGGTTATCACGCCACAGACGCTTGATTTCTAATTCTGAAAAAGTCTTATCCTTGTACGCTGTTATGGCCCGTTTGCTCTTCTTATCAATCGGAATGACAGAAAAACCAAGGCGAGCATAGTGCAAGGCGTATTCTACCATTCCTGCCATAGTCTTAGAATGGCAAATCTAAGTCATCCACAACAGGCTGACTAGCTTGGACAGCAACTGGTGGCAATTCTGATTGCTCGTATTTCTTGATATTCAGGTTGTCATAGGTCTTACCGTTGTATTCAGACTGCTCATTCTTAACCGTGACTTTCAAGTTCTTACCCTTGATAAGGTTCAAAAACTGCTCCACGGTCTGAATTTCAATGTTTTCAGGCAATTTTACCGCCTTAGCATAACGCTGAAGAGCAAATTCAGGGTATTGCAAGGTTTCTTTGTTGATCCAAATCTTGTCAAAGATAAGATTGTTGCGGAACTTCTGCTGGAAGTCCTCACGGATTTTCAAGCGAATATCCAAGAAGTCGGTGCCACCTTTACTTGCAGATTGCTCCACATGTGAAATAAATACTTCGTAAGTTCCGTCTTCGATAGATGAAAATTGTTCTGCTGCTTCATAATTTACTGTAAAAAGTCCCATTCTTAATTCCTCCAAAGGTTTAATTCTTTTTGTTTGTGCCACAGCCAGCCTGGGGCGTAACCGTGGATAATTCTAAATGCTTTTAATTCTGCGAGAGACTCACATCTCTCGTATTTCTTACCATATCGTTTGACACGCTTGTAGACCAAAGCCTCTTCCCGTGTCACTTCTATCATCTCACCGCGGATAGAGACAAACTCCATCCCCTGGTTGATTAAAGTTAACGTTTCATTTGTTGCCTCCTGTTCAATATCCTTGATAATTTTCAATGGTTCATCACAGTAAGGACATTTTCCATCGACAATCTTATCCCTATAAAATGTCGCAAAGCAATTCTCGCAAGTCTTAGGCGCCTCTTCCTTCTCTTTACTGGATGATTTTGTTTTATCAACGCCTTCCAAGGTCCAGTAGCGGTCATCGTTTGGCAGACCGTGCCGAATGTGATTTCCGACATGATCTATCAGTATGGCACGTTTGCCATCTCTGGGATTCAAGGCGCGCATTGCAAACTGCAAATACAAACTTAACGATGCCGTCGGTCGTAACATGATACAGACATCAACGCCTGGCAAGTCAATTCCTTCAGTAAATAAATTGACATTCACCATGATAGTCACTTCTCCATCACGAAAGGCACGCATTGCCCGCTCTCGTTCGACTTTCGGAGTTTTTCCAGACACTACGGCTGATTGGTACCCTGCTTCGAAGAATCGCTTAGAAACTCTCTCAGCGTATTCTACGCTATGGCAATATACGATAGCTTGCTTGCCCTTTGCTAAACGCTCATAATGGCTCAGGTAATCGCCGTGCTGTTGCTTGAAATCAAAACTATCGTCAATCGACTGGTTCGTGTACTCGCCCTGCCGTTTCCTTAGTTTTGCCTGATCAAGCAAATTGATAGAATAATAGTCAAACTCTGAAATATTTCCGTGTTCCTGCAACCACAAGATAGATTTACCAACAACCAAATCATCCGCCATATCGTCAAATCCAGACCCATCCAAGCGTATTGGTGTACCTGTAAAAAACAACTGAACTGCCTGATGATAATATTTTAAAATCTGTTGGTATTGATTAGCCTTGATATGATGCGCTTCATCCACCAAGACGAGCGTAGGGGTAGGTAATTTTCCTAGTTTCCTGACAATACTACCAACAGTACCGATATAGACCAATCCCATGTCGACACCAGCTCGTTCGAACGTTTCAAAAACTTGTTCATTGATTTCCTTGCGATGACTGAAAAACAATACTGTTTTTTGTTTGTCCGTTGCGTTTTTTGCGATATAGGCCATGCAAACTGTTTTTCCAGACCGTGGCGGTGACTGAACCATGATTTTACGGTGACCTGCAAGCATGGATTTCTTGATGTCCAAAATCAGTTCAACTTGGTAATTCCGTAGTGAAAAGCTCATCTACTTTGCACCCCTTACGGTCATCCAGACGATTTTTTGCGTAGACACTAGCCGACGGTTGTAAGATAAAACCTCTCACTTCCTCGCCGTCTTCAGTGGTCTTTTTGACCAATCTAGCCACCACATCGGTCAAGCCTAAGAAGTTATTCAAAATCTTAGAACGAATATCAGGCATAGCCCTGTTGTAAATCATGCCATTTTCATCCGTCCACTGATCCGAAGTCTCCCAAGCTGTAAACACAACACGTTTTTTCAGCTGCAATAAGGCCCGCAAACTATCCAGAATAGTGAAATCTACCCGTTGATAGTCCCCTTGAGAAGGAACACGCAGAATACGCCCTTCTTTTGTTTTATTTTCACGCCCCAAATTCGCTAGGCAAGCCCGAAAAAGTTCCGATACATTATCAACGACGATGGTATCAAAATCATTTGCTACATCTGTCGTTAACAATTCCTTAACTGTATTCAACCATTCGTCCCAGATTTTATGCGTGTCTACTTCCGCAATAGAAATATGCTCGCACCCGTTCAGAACCTTGGATGACTTGTCAATATCAATCACCAATGTCTTCCCTGGGATATATTTTAATGCCGAAGTCTTGCCAAACCCTGGATTCCCATAGATGAGATAACAGGAATTATTTAGCGTAATATCTGTCGCTTTTGTAATTTTCATTTCACTACCACACTGCGCCCTTCTGTCAGTTCAGCTCCGAAAACAACTTGACCATTCTTGATGGCTTTCTTGATTTCCGTTTTATTCGGTTCAACTTTCACTTTCAAAAATTCATCTGCTAATTTCGATGGGTCAAAAATAGTGACACTTTCCGTTTTTCGGAGTGATAATTTAAATAATCCAGTATCAACCTTCTGTTGATTAGTTAACATCATCGCTTCTTTTACACGTTCCTTAAAACGTTCCGCCCTTGCTTCAGCTTCTTTTTGTTTTTTGGCGAACGCGTCTTTTTCAGCCTTAAACCGTTCTGCATCGGCTTCGGCATTACGTTGCATCTTGATAAACCATTCGCAAGATTGCGCAAAATTTTCTTCAAAGTCAATACTTTCAAGCGTGTCATTAAACGTTTCATCGTCCAATTCCATAGCTTGAAGCTGGGCATAAATCCCTTCTAATTCGTACAAAAACGCCATATTACAAGTCCTCCATAAAATGATTTTCCAAAAATTTAACGTATGCAGCGATATACTCCAACTGGTCATGGTCGTAACCTTGCTTGTGGGTAATCAAGCAGGCAACATAGTGATCATGCATAGCCATAAAATCCTTGATGCCGATTGCTGCATCACTTTCCATTAGTTCAATTAAATCTTGTCTTGTCATAATCTAGCCAAATCATTCAGCAACATCCGTATCTCACGAGCGTTCAAGCGGATCTGGTTGCTATCAATCTCTCTACGATTTGCTTCTCGCAGGACTTCAATCTGCTCTTCCAGAATCTCTTTCTGATACTCACGGAATACTTTTAACCATTCATCTTTCTCAAAAAAATCTGTATAGTCAATACCACCATTATCTAAACGAACTGCCCGACGATTTTTCACATCTTTAGAAATCGAAGCCTTGACAGTATTCTCTTTAATCTTCAATACCTCTGACACTTCCTTAGAAGATGCGTTCGGATGTTCGCGATAGTATTCCCTAATCCTTTCAATACTAGTCATAAGCCCTCCACTTTCCGATAACTCTCGGCTCTTCATCTGATATACAGAATGGACAAAATATCATTGGCTCTTCTGAGCGTGATTCCCATTGCTCAAGACAGTCGTCACACACGTATTCCCTATCGTAAATTGTCATATCAACCCTGCCTGAATCTTAGCGATTTTCAATTCAACTGCTAGTTCGTACGGTGATAATTCACTGTATTCTTCCCTTGCCTTCCCTGTAAAATAAACAATCTGGTCAATCTGGTTTTCTCTGCCGATACCCTCGTTAATTCGCATACCGTGCTATCTCCTTATCCACTTGTTGAGCGTCTCTCTTTAGCCCGTTACGAGCTTTTTCGATGTCACAGGTACTCTGATACCCCATGCCCGCTTTAAAGCCGTACAGGTAGTCTCTGCGCCGAATTTCTTCGAATTCTTCACGCATTTGCTTTTTTTCTCAATCTTCCGCTGCTCCACAACTGCCGCCGTCAAAATCGGCACAGCGAAGATTCCTAATGTAAATATCACTTCTGTCATATCGACTTCCAATTCACACGCATCCACTCAACCACCGCATCTCGTGGAAATCGTGGGTGCGACCCTTTCTTTTCAATTCTTGGAAAATCCTTCAAGTGTGACACCCTCTGGAATTCCGTCTCATTTGCAATCCCTAGCAACTTCTTGCACTGCTTGCTGTTGAGTAGCAAAGGCATTGCTAGTTCTAAGTTAAACACCTCAAACACTTCCACCAATCTAACTTTTAACTGACTGATAAAACGTGATATGAGGCTTTCAGCAATGTCATCCATCTTGTCAAACCTCGCTTTCGTGTGTTATAATTTAAGTGATTTTTTTAGTAAGCCACTGTTCCCGCAGTGGTTTTTTTGTTTTTCAAGCAACATCATCAGCCAAAAATTTATTGATAAAATACTGCTGACCTTTGCCTGTAACTTTTACAGTTTTGCTAATCGAGATATAACCGTCAGCATGTGTGATAGTCGTCTCTTTGATTTCAAATAAACCTAGTTCCATAGATTTCTGCGTTGGCATATTCCAATCACTGCCCTTGCGCTTAATCAGATAGCTATTCTCACGCAGCCGCGCAAACAAGCGATTAGCACCGATTTTAAAGCCGTTTTGACTGATTAACTTAGCTAGGTCTCCAACCAAGATAGATGAGTGACTAGCACTCACAGCGTCTGCAAATAGCACCTTGGGTTTATCCGCCTCAATCTGTGCTTCCAGCTGATGCACCTTCTTATCGGCCAATAGCAGAGCGCGAGCCATAATCTTCTCTGGACTGTTAAAGTCCTTTTCAACCTGGATAAAGTACTGACGAACCTGCTTGCCACGGTCTGTCCGTTGGATCATAGCAATTTCCTTGGCCATATCCAGCTTGATAATGTGGTCAACAGCTTGGCGACCTCCCGTACTTTTTCCCAAATTTGGGAGAAAGTCCTGACCTTCGACAAATCCATACTCGGTCATTCTTTCAAACCAAGTTGTATATCGTGAATTGACCCCCAAAGCCTCATGCAACTGCCGACCAGACACCACCGGCTCTTGATTGTCATTCACACTAACATTGATAATTTCGTTCATAAAATTCCTTTCCAACGTGATAAAATTTGCTATAATAAAAATAAAACGATTGGAGTATAATAATGTCTAATAAAACTTGCTTTGTTGTCACTGCAATAGGTCAAGCTGGATCGCAAGAAAGAGTCCACGCTGACAAAGTGTTCACTTATCTAATCGAGCCTGTTTGTTCTGAATTAAATATTCAGGTCATTAGAGTTGATAGAGAGACTACCAACGGTGATATCAACGAATCTATACTCAACCATTTGAAAAATGATGATTTAGTTATTGCTGATTTGACTGGGTACAATGCAAATGCATTTTATGAATTTGGATACCGCCAAGCACTAGGCCTTCCAGTAGTGCCAATCATCAAGCACGATCAGCGTTTGCCGTTTGATGTGATTTCAAAGCGTACTGTATTTTATGACACAGATGTTTCGACTATCGAAGATTCGAAATTAAAACTCAAAAACATGATTTTAGATTTCAAAAACTTCATAATGCCAAACAAACGTGATGACACAAAATCTGAATTAGAAATCATCATTGAAAAGCTAGACTTAATCATCGAACAAACTAAACCACAAAAAACAAGTTCATCTTCACTAACCAATTACGATGCAATTGGCAACGAAATGAATAAGGTATTAGCAAATGCCAGAGATATTCTCTCAAATCAACCTAAATTTAATTTTGATTCAACAACGAATCCACACCTGCAACATAACCTTGGAGATACCGAATAAGTACCCTATCTTCTTCCATTTCCTTTTCTCTCGTCGCTATTCGATTTTCAAGTTCGGATAGTTTTTGTTTTACCTCTTGAAGCTCCATCCCCTTCTCCTTTCTACGCAGTAAACACCGCATTACCTTGTTTGTCCAAGTAGCCAATGACTGTATGGCTGTTTGCATAGCCACATCGTGGGTTAACCCTTGGAAACCGCATCACTTCTTTTAAGATGAGCGTTCTTTTTTCGTTGCAGTCGTAGACTGTTAGAAAACCTTTCTCTTTCAGAGAATTTGTTGTTTTATTGCGCTTTCTTATGAGTTCAATTCCTGACATCTTTATCTTCCTTTCTAGTTCGTTCATCCCTTTCTCCTTTCTAGTCATCAAGAACTAGACGCTTAGTCTTGATGACAACTTCTTCAATACGAGCACGTTTCAAGCCCTCACTGATAAAATAATCAATAATAGCGCTACGGCTCATTCCTGTACCAATTGATAAGTTGTCTACCTCGTCGTAGTTCTCACGACTAATGACCACTGTGGGACGGTTATTCCCTTTCTGCCCTGTACTTGGGCGACCGTATCTTTGTTTTGACATGTTAGCTCCTTTCTAGTTCGGTTGGTTCTCCTCCTGTGCTATAATAAAACTGAAAGGAGGTGATTTTATGACTGAAGTTCATGCTTGTCTTTGTGGCGAGTGGGTGAATTTATCTGACGATAGTGATTGCGTCATCGGAGAACACCGTCAAGACCCTATTACTTGGTGGAAAGAAGGTTCTCCAATCTGGTCTTCGGGTGTTCGTGGGTCAAACAGTTACGAAAACCTTGACTATGTAAATATTCACTATCGTGGAAAAGACTATCGCATAAACCCAATTTTCATTCAGATTGTGAGAAATTAATCTTTGTTCCAAAAAGAGTAATTCTTCTCAATCTCTGCAATATCAAAGTCGTCCAGTTCCAGCTGGTCGGCTTTTTTAGCAAATTGAGCTTCAACAGCACGATTTAATTCATGCCATTCGCGTTTAGTAAATTTCTTTCTAAACTCAAGAAATTGTTGTACATCCTTGCTCATGTTTTTCTCCTTCCTAGTTTGGTTGGTTTTGTTCGAATATACGTTTTAATTCGTAATTTGTGCCCAAAAAAATATCGTCTTGTGCAACTTTGTAAAATTCAGCTAATTGAGCAAGTAAATCCGCTCTAATTCGACTGCTATCATTTTCGTATTTCAAAAGCGTTTGCTGGTGGATGCCGACCATATCAGCTACCTCTTTGGCAGTTAGACCTGCATTGACACGCAATGCTTTTAAAGACCATTTCAATACCCCTCACCCCTTTCTAAATATGATATAATAAAATAAAAACGATTGGAGAT